CTGCACATGCGTACGGAACATACACGGCGAACAGTTCAACACTGATCGACAACTTGTATGACCTACCGACAGGTGAAAGCCTTGACTCAAGTGCCAACACAGGTATCATGGCTTCAAATTGGAAGAGATTAAGTTACACAGCGTCAACGAGTGCACCAACAAATGAGCCAGCAGATGGCACATTGTGGTATGATTCTAACATGGACGTTGCGGACATCATGACACATAACGGAACTACATGGAAAGGTTACGCTCAAGTCTACAGTTCGACTGATCCAAATGGTCCACAGTTCTCAGCAACAGCACCGACCACACAGTCAGACGGTACTGCTCTAGTTGACAACGACTTATGGATTGACACAAGCGATCTTGAAAACTATCCAAAGATCTACAAATACAACACAGCGGCGACACTGAGTTCAAGCAACACGGCCAACCAAGTGGTAGTGACCACAACCGGTGCGGCGTGGGTGGCGATCGACAAAGCAGACCAAACCACAGAGGACGGTATAGTTTTCGCGGACGCCAGATGGCACACTTCAACTGACAAAGCGGCGGGCACATCGACCGCGGCGGGAACACCATCAACAATCAAGAACTTATTGAGTGATGACTTCCTAGATCCAGATGCTCCAAATCCAGACTTGTACCCACAGGGCATATTGTTATGGAACACTAGGAGATCTGGCTACAACGTCAAGGAGTACAAGAACAGTTACATCACAACAACCAAGTACCCAGGAAACGGATCATCAGGACTAGGTAATATCAGATACAACAACGAGTCTGTGTCTACGTACTACCCAGACAGATGGGTGACCAAATCCATTAACAACGCGGACGGTTCTGGCTCTTTCGGAAGGAAAGCACAGAGAAAAGTGATCGTTGAGCAATTAAAATCTGAGATCGATACAAACCAAGCAATCAGGGAAGACCAAAGAGGTTACAACGTGATCGCTTGTCCTGGATATCCAGAAGTGATACAGAACATGATCAACCTGAACACAGACAGGAACAACACAGCGTTTGTGGTAGGTGACACACCTCTAAGATTAGCAGGCACGTCGACTGCGATACAGAACTGGGCCAACAACACGGCGTCAGCACTGGACAACGGTGAGGACGGACTTGTGAGCTCAAGTGATTACCTGGGAGTGTTCTATCCATCAGGATTGACCACAGACAACACAGGCAAATCGATTGTAGTACCAGCATCACACATGATGATGAGGACATTGGCCAACAACGACAACATTGCTTTTCCATGGTTCGCACCAGCGGGCACAAGGAGAGGTATCGTTGACAACGCCACATCAGTCGGTTACATCAACGCCTCGTCTGGGGAGTTCCAAACAATATCTGTTACGGAGTCAGTGAGAGACTCAATGCATGAAGTCAAAGTGAACCCGATCACGTTCTTCTCAGGAGCAGGCATCGTGAACTTTGGTAACTTGACCAAGACTGCGTCAAGTTCAGCATTGGACAGGATCAACGTTTCAAGGTTAGCAGTGTATCTGAGATCACAACTGGATGCAATCGCCAAACCTTTTATATTTGAACCAAACGATGAACTAACAAGGAACGAGATCAAAGGTGCGATCGAATCATTCTTGTTAGAGCTAGTTGGTCAGAGAGCGTTATACGACTTCCTAGTAGTTTGTGATGACACAAACAACACACCTACAAGGATAGACAGGAACGAACTGTACGTGGACATAGCGATTGAACCAGTGAAATCAGTCGAGTTCATATACATTCCGTTGAGAATCAAAAACACAGGAGAAATCGCAAAATTGGGGAACTAATTTTGAATAAATAGGAGAAACAGATGGCAATATCAACTTTATCAAAATTCACAGTACCACTAGCGAACGATCAGAGTTCAGCATCACAGGGATTATTGATGCCAAAACTACAGTATCGTTTCAGAGCGATTCTGGAGAATTTTGGAGTATCAACACCGAGATCAGAACTAACAAAACAAGTGATAGATATCACGAGACCTAACCTAACATTTGATAACGTGACACTAGATGTGTACAACTCAAAAGTATACGTTGCGGGCAAACACACTTGGGAACCGATCACGATCACATTGAGAGATGATGTCAACAACTCAGTGACCAAACTGGTCGGAGAGCAGATACAGAAACAGTTTGACTTCTTTGAACAATCAAGTGCGGCATCAGGAATTGACTACAAATTTACAACAAGGATTGAGATGCTGGACGGTGGTAACGGAGCGAGCACACCAAATGTGTTAGAAACATTTGAATTGTATGGTGCATACGTTGAGAACGTGAACTACAACACGTTGGCATACGCAACATCAGATCCAGCGACTATTACCATGTCAATCAGATACGATAACTGCGTCCAGACCCCAACAGGAACTGGAATCGGAACGGCTGTTGCGAGAACTATCGGTACTCTAAGTACTGGTGGTGGACAGTAAGAATCAAACAAGCAATTATAAACATCAAAAGCGCCTTTATATGGCGCTTTTTTTGTGGCCATAAATACGCATATGCCAAGCATTAACAACTTCCTACAAGGTTTCCAAGACGGCTTGCCCGGGATGAAGGACTACCAACACGCATCGAGACTGTATCTAGACGACAATTACAAGTTGATGCCAAAACAGAAATTCCTGTTCCACGTGGTGTTCAACACCGACGAATCATTGTTCCAATCGTCTTTTACTCAAAACGAAAGATACGAACTCAACATGTTGGTCAAAAGTTGCGACCTACCCAAGTACAATATGAGCATGGAAGAGAAAACTCAGTACAACAAAAAAATGTACACAACCACGAGGATTGCTTATGAACCAGTTGTTATTACATTCCACGACGATCATGCAGACACAGTCAACGCCTTCTGGAAGAAATACTACGAGTACAACATAGCAGACCCTGTTGGTCTGAATAGCGATCTTTCCATTTCGAATACAAAAGATGATTATTATGATTGGGGAGATAAGAGAGCTATAACAAAATTTGGTCTCGATACCCCCAAACAGAGAAGGAAGCCTTATCTCAAAGGCATTGAGATATTCGTGCTTCACAAACAGAGATTCACATCGATGACTTTGGTCAACCCTGTTATAGGGTCTTTCAGTCATGATAACCTAGATCAAGCGGAAGGCGGCGGGGTACTTTCGAACTCTATGCAGATATTATATGAGACTGTATTGTACAAGACTGGAATCATCAACAAGAACAACGTTCCTGGATTTGCTACGATAAATTATGACCACTCACCTTCTCCCTTGACCATACTGGGTGGAGGAACCAACAGTATTTTTGGTCCTGGCGGTGTTGTGGACGGTATAGGATCTGTGATAAAAAACGTACAATCAGGCAACATACTAGGGGCGATACTGTCAGCATCGAATACCTACAACAATGCCAAAAAAATCAAGAAGAAAGATGTCAAGGCCGAACTTAAAGGAATCGCAAAAGAAGGTATTTTAGAGATAGGCAAACAGGCAGGAACCATAACCAATCCTGTGGCACAGTTTTCTGTTGGAGCGGCTGTGGCGGCCGGCGTGGTACTGGCTTCTGCGAAAGGTACATCGGACGAGAAAAATAAATCTAACACAACAGTGATTTCTAGTCCAGCACTTGACACAGTGAATTTCCTCACAGGAGATGAATCATTTAATCTCGTGTCTAATGACACCAATGTAAGAGAGCAGATCGCGGCTGGGATCTACTACAAGGACATAGGTTCTCGTAAAGGATTGACAGTGGCCGAATCCGATGTTGAATATGCTGGTTCGTCGACAACCATAAAAACTGTGTACAGAAATAAAGCAATAACGGATATCAGAAAATTAGTGACCGAAGGGTATATAAAAGTTGAAAGAACAACACAGAATGTTGCATTGGCAACTGAAAAAGGAAATCTATAATGGACGAATTCTATACCAACTTACCACCAAAGGATAAAGATCAATTGGATCAGACTATAAAAAAACTCACCACTTCTGATTATGAGAACGAGTACCAGTTCAACGTGGGCGAGTATGACAGCACCATAGCATTCTTCGTCAAGAGAGGTTTCTCGAGGACAGCGGCAGAGTCAACGGCATATGCCATACTGTCACAGGCCAAGATCGATGACATCAAACCACAGGAGATACTGGACAAACTCACATACGCCTCACCGGTACTGCTGTCAGAACTGATAACCATTATACTCAACGCCAACAGATACAAGTCCAGCAGACTAGGTGTCAGGCAGACACTGACCACGAAGGACACAGTATCTAGGAACATCATTGACTAATGATACCGAGATTCGCCAGGGGCAAGTTCTCTCCTAAAAATGGAGAAAAATATGTGGGAACGAAGACACCCACGTATCGTTCAAGTTGGGAACACGCCTTCATGAGATTGTGTGACGAACACCCCAACGTGTATCAGTGGGCTAGCGAATCCATAAAGATACCATACAGACATCCATTCACGGGCAAGTACACAGTTTACGTGCCAGACTTCTTCATAGTGTACCAAGACAAGGAAGGCCGTAAACATGCCGAGATGGTGGAAGTCAAACCCATGAGCCAGACCACCATGGAATCAGCGGGCAAGAGTCTTGCAAAGAAGAAACAGGTGGTGATCAACATGGCCAAGTGGGAGGCCGCATCAGCATATGCCAAGCAGAGGAGAATCAAGTTCAGGGTGGTGTCAGAAGAACAATTATTCCACAACGGCAAACGTAAGTAAATACGACGATGACAAAGAAATTAGAAGACATTTTAAATTTACCAAACGTCAAGGAAGCATTCAAGGAAGTTGACAAGAAGGAAAAAGACAAGAAGCTCAAAGAAACTGCCAACGGTGGAACCACTGGCAACAATCTAGATCCACAGACCAAGAAGAACCTAGAGAAGAGCTACGCAGAGTTTGATAAGATAGCGGCCGCACTGCCACAGGTCAAGGGATTGGGAGAACTTAGTGATTTGGAACTGGACAAACTGGCCATAGAAGCAGAAGAGAGCTACAAGAATCTAATGGACTTGGGCATGAACGTGGACTCACGTTATTCTGGACGTATATTTGAAGTAGCGGGAAACTTCCTACGCAACGCCATAGATGCCAAGGGTAGCAAGATAGACAAGAAGCTCAAGATGGTGGAACTACAGCTCAAAAAGATGAAACTGGATCGAGACGGACAAAAGGACGGCGGTCCCATAGAGGAAAGCGACGGCTTTGTTATATCTGATAGAAATGAATTAATGAAAAAATTGTTAAAAAAAGATTAATGTCAGATAAAAAATTTGTACACGAAATACCAAAACTTCCTAAAGGTCATCACCTAGCAGTAGAACACGAATGTTTCAATTATCCCAGTTGGAATCATTATTTAGATTCCAAAAGCCCTTATCATTTTGATAAATGGCGAGATGATTCAGATAACAATCATATATCGACTAAAATCTCATTCAGATGGAAAGGTAATATTATGGATGAGGTATTGCCTTTCGTGAGGGAAAAGTCAAGAAATATACACCCCAACGATATAGCAGTACTACACGCGGCATGGTGGTTACACGAAATGGAAGTGAGAGGAATGGATCACGTAGGATTCAAAGAAGTGGTCAAACCTAACAAACATCCAACACTCACAAAAATAGTTGATTGGTTTGATTGGGAGGGAGAAGTACAACCCATCATAATGGAGAAAAATGTTGGAAATTTTGAACCATATCATGTGGACACAATGGACGGACACCCCAGTGGTTATGGTATTAAGAAACTACAGCGTATCATAATACATCTTCAGGATTGGGAACCAGGACAATTTATTTTATGGGGAAATAGGAATGTGCAACAGTGGAGAGCCGGTGATAGTATCTCGTATGATCCCAGCATACCACACGCCACAGCAAACGCTTCTAGATATAGGCGTTATTCGTTGAGAATCACTGGTATACCCAGCGAAAAAACATTGGATAAAATAAAAAATGGAGGAGTAGTCAACATATAATAAGCATCGGTATCGCTTAAAAAAGACTAAATATTGCATATGAGTACGTTTAAGGACTATCTAGCAGAATCAGTAAAGTCGTATGACTACAAAATCAAGGTAGCAGGCGCTATTGACAAGGATTTCGCTAACAAGATGGAAACAGCACTTGCTAAATTTGAAGTGTCTAAAATGTCAGCAGGCAAGAAAACACCTATTATGACTATGCCATTAGATTTCCCCATGCTGAGTAACGAGGAAGTCACAATCTTTGACGTCACAACGAACTATCCTGTGTCAGTAAGGGAATTAAAAGAGTACCTTTCCGACAGGATGAGGGTACCAGCCACACATATCGTTGTGAGGAAACCAGGTGAGCCCACAGAGGAATACCAAGACCAGATGCAGATCAAATCAGAGTACGCTAACAAACTGTATGACATCGAGTACAAGGATGCTCCTAAAGTGAACGCAGAAGACTTCCACTCAACCAAGGCCAACATGAGCCTACTGAAAGAATTATTAAAAGACAGAGAAGCCAACGCACTCAATATGGAAGTGGGCAAAGACAATAAAACACAAGAACTACAGAGCAACGAAGAAGAATCCAAACCATCACCGATACAGGCCGCACACAAAGGTCCTGTAAAAGGTAACCCACACCCAGCAAAAGGAAAATAAGCCATGGAAATGATAGATGTATTACAGAAACTAAAAGAAATCGCAGAATCAAAACCAGAATTGGTCAAAGACGCTGTGGAGAATGTTGAGAGAACTAATCCTAAAGTTGACGAAAGCAGAATGAAGGACTACCTACACGACGAGGCAGAAAAACTTTCAAGAGAAGAATTCATCAAGAAGCATGGTGAGAGCCTGGCAGGTTTCTGGGACAGCATAAATGGCACAGAAGAGGCCACCGAAGGCAAGATGCCAGCAGGACTAAAAGCATACCATGACAAAAAAGCAGGCAAAGAAGACAAAAAAGAAACAGTGAAAGAAGCGATCCAGATATCAGCGGACACGCCACAGGAAGCATCAATGATGATGCAACTGTTAAAACTAGCAGGTGTAAAACCAGTTGACCAGGCCATGATCAGCCAAGGCGAGCCAGAAGCAAATCATGACGACGAAATGGGATCACAAGAGATGGGTAGGATGAGAGACATGATGACTGCTCCAGATGAAGAGAAAGCGGCGGAAACATTCGCTAACGAACCTGAAGAGAAAGTCGCAGACATAGACACTTTAGTGAACGTACACTCAGGTGGATTGAACAGACGTAAACAGCAGTTCGCGAAAGCACAGGACGGTGACAACGCAATGGCGGTTGCCCAGGAAGACAAGATCACCGAAGAAGAACTTGCCAACAGCCTTAGAACACAGTACGAAAGTTTCAAATCAGCATATCAAACAGAAGCCAAAAAAGCAAAACCTGACTTCTTAGATATGGACAAAGATGGTGATAAAAAAGAACCAATGAAAAAAGCCATCAAAGATAAAGAAGCAAAGTAATACTTTTCCGATCACCCAAACAGCGTTAAATACTACACTATTGCGTTTGTTTCACTAGATAGCGACCAAATTAAGAAGGCGCACAAGAAACACAAATACACCAAAGAACAGGTAGAGAAACTTGAGAAGTGTATGGATCCCAAAACGGGGCCTCTGTACTTCATGAGGGAGTTCATGTTGATACAACATCCTGTCAAGGGTTCCGTGAAGTTCGAACCTTTCCCGTACCAAGAACGCTTGATAGAGAGCTACAACAATCACAGATTTTCAATAGCCATGCTACCCAGACAGACGGGCAAGACCACGTGTGCATCGGGCTACCTAGTGTGGTATGCCATGTTCAGACCAGACTCACAGATCCTGATAGCCGCGCACAAGTACGCTGGTGCATCAGACATCATGTCGAGGGTGCGTTACGCATACGAGATGTTGCCATCGTGGATCAAGGCCGGAGTTACACAGTACAACAGGAACAGCATAGAATTCGATAATGGTTCAAAGATAATGGCCACCACGACGACAGAGAACACGGGTAGGGGTATGTCACTCACACTGATATACTGTGACGAGTTCGCATTCGTGCAACCGCCTGAGAAGGCCAAGGAGTTCTGGACATCACTGTCACCAACACTGAGTACAGGTGGTAAGTGCATGATTACATCAACACCCAACTCGGATGAAGACCAGTTCGCAATGATCTGGAAAGAGGCTAACAAGAGATTTGACGAGTACGGCAACGACAAGATAACAGGCACTAATGGATTTTATGCTATGAAGGCACACTGGTCAGAGCATCCAGACAGGGACCAAGAGTGGGCCGACGCAGAAAAGGCCAGGATCGGGGAAGAACGGTTCCGTAGAGAACACGAATGTGAATTCTTGATCTTTGATGAGACCCTAGTTTCTAGTATGGTTCTAGCCGACATGGAAGGCACACCGCCTGTCGAGACAACAGGACAGGTACGCTGGTTCAAAAGACCAACACCGGGACACACCTACATGGTGTCACTGGATCCCAGCATGGGGACAGGCGGCGACTATGCCGCGATACAGGTGTTCGAATTGCCCACATTCGAGCAAGTGGGCGAATGGCATCATAATATGACACCCATGAACCAACAGATAAGAATCCTACAGGGAATCAATAAACACATACATGATACAATTATGGAACAGGATTCCACAGCAACACCTCAAATTTTCTATTCCATGGAGAACAACTCCATCGGAGAGGCCGCACTGATGCGTGTGATGGACATAGGTGAGGAGAATATCATGGGCATGTTTTTAAGTGAGCCCATAAGAAAAGGACACAGACGTAAGTTCAGGAGGGGATTCAACACCACAGCTAAACACAAGATAGATGCCTGTACCAAATTCAAAGAACTCGTAGAGAATGACAAGATGAAAATACACTCGCAGTTGTTGATATCAGAACTGAAGGACTTCGTGGCCACCGGTATGAGCTACAAGGCCAAACCAGGACAGCACGACGACCTAGTGAGTGCGTGTCTATTGATGACACGTATGATGAAGGTACTAGCGGACTTTGACCCTAAAATATTCGAAAAATGGACGGATAGGACGAGTGAGATTACACCCATGCCTATTTTTGGATCGTTCACGGGATAATAAATACACTACATGAACCCTAAAAATTCACAGGACCTATTCAACAAGATCAGATCACAGTTCGCCAACATTAGACTGGGCGATGAGAACGGGGCCGCTACAGCGGATCCACAGGGTGCTGTGTTCTTCGAGTTTGAATTTGCTGAGGACATGGACACGTTTGGTAGTGTCAGCATCAGCCTAGCGGACGGTGAGAACATGAAGGTGTACTACAACAGAGATCTTGTTAACAAGATCGACGAGGACAGTAGGGATGAATGGTATGCTTTCCTTAAGGAGTTGAAGGACTTCGCAGTGGAGCACCAACTGGGTTTTGACGTCAGGGACATCACTAAAAACAACCTAACGAAGCAGGATTATGAAAATCTTGCAGATACGAACAAAACGGTAAATACTGACGAGATGTCAGAAGAACTAAGCAGAATCACCAAACTAGCGGGTGTTGAGAAGGCACCAGTCGCGGAAGGCCTAACAGGCACTTCCAAGAGTTCATTCGAGAACCTAGAGAAAACAAGATTGATAATCAGGCACAAAGGCAAAGTTGACGAGACTGTGCCAGGAGCAAGATCAAGACAGATACAATCACTGTACATAGAGAACGAGGATGGGGAGAGATTCAAGTATCCGCTGACACACCTAGCAGGTGCGAGAGCCATGCAGAGGCACGTGGCCAACGGTGGAAGACCACACGATGAGTTCGGACAGCACATTATAGCAACATCAGAGGACATAGCGAAATTGAATTCATTCTCGAGATACGTCACCAACAAAGATCAGTTGAATGACAACGCGGGAGACATCATCGAGCAGACCAAGATGAAACTGGAAAACCTAAGAGGCTACATGAAGAACCTGTCAAAACAGAGTCACTATGAAACAGCATCAAAAGATTTCAAAACATCAGAAGAACAAATACTAGACGACGAAACCGTAAACAAACTGAGAGAGAAGTTCACTATGAAAAACCTAGACAACAGAGTCGAAGATGCACTACCGATCATCAACAAGATCATGAGTGAACTGGAGGCAACGGAACAACAACCAGTGAACGAACTAGACCCAGGTGATGAGCCAATCGACGCACCCATACAACCACCAGTGGACCATGGCGCGGTAGTACAGAGCTTCCTTAATGATCCAGACAGCAAGTTGATCCTGAGGAAAGATGACACAGCGGACAAGATGCTGAAGGTAACAAAATTCACTGACAAGAACACCATGCTGAGTTCAATACTGTCAGACATAGCGTCAAGACTGCTGACCAAGTCAGGTGAGGAAGACAGGGTGGCCAACTTCGCAAGTAGGGTGGCAGACGAGATGGACCAAGAGAATTCATCCACATTCAAACCAACACCAGACTACATCAAGAACAAGAAGATAGCGGTACAACTGGCCAAGAGATACATCGACGACTACAAGAAGATGCAGGCGGATCCAGAGTACGGCAAAGAAGTGAGGATGGAGCCAGGTGCGTTCGCACCCAAGAAGGACCTAAAGGGCAAGGCCAAGGAGACGGAAGCGTTCGAGAGTTGGGTTGACAACATAGTGGAGCAGAAACCATACGTGTCAATGTACAAGGGCGAAGACGGCAAGATGGTCTATGACGTGCTAGACAAAGATGGTAAGTCAGCGTTTACATCATCGGACGAGAAAGTTGCCACAGACTACCTACACAAGAATTTTAACAAACTCAAAGAGTATGCCACTGAACCCAAAGATCAAGAAATTGAAAAGAAAGACAAAGAGAACGCAACAAAACTTGATGTGACCAAAGCGGACAAGATGATGAACACAACTGCTTACCAGAGAATGAAATCAGGTGATGAAAGATACG